TCAGGCGGACTACTCGTCCTCGTCCCAGCTGTACGGGTCTTGCCCGTGCAGCCGGCCGCAGGTGATACACTGGAATCCTGCAGCCTCATCCGACCACGGCATCGATGTGCCGCAATCGGAGCAAATTAGCTCGGAACAGGTTACCTCCCTTACCTCGGAGAGTTCCCAATGCTCGGGGAGCTCTTTAATTTCGTGATGGCTCAGGACGTCCCGCAGGACGTCTTCCCTGTTTTCACCGAGGAGGACATCATCCTCCCCGTTGTTTCCGGTGTCGAGGCGGAATACTTTCGTCCCTGCCGGGCGGTTCTGGATTTTTTCCTCAGTGTGGCTCCTGCGGCCACAATTTTTTAGATTTTGCATTTTTCTTCCTCCCTTTTTTGGTTATGTAGCGGCTTTCCGCGACGCCCCGGGTTGGAGCGTTTCGCCCGGTTGCCAGCCGGGTCTCATCAGGCGGATGGTTAGCTATGATGGTATCCCTCATCCGACAGCCCGCGCCGTCGAAGCTCAGCCCTCAATAGCTCTGCGTCACAGTAAGGTCCTTTGCAGCCCATTCCGTTTTTTAATTGCCAAATGGCGTTTCGTAGCTCTTCTTCTGTCCAGCTTTCGAAATAGGTGACCATACTTTTACACCCCCTCCTCCTTCGGACTACTCGTCTTTCCCACGCAGAGGTAATCCGTGCTGGGGTCCAAGTACGCGGTATATCCGCGTGCCTGGAGCTCCGCTATTGTCCCCGCCAGGTCATCTATACCTGCGACGGGGATTTTTCCTACCTCATCGACAATCTCAAAAAATCTTTCCGTTATTTTCATTTTTACTCCTCCTTTATCGCCACGTTACGCGGCGCTCTACTATGATTTCGTCGTTTTTGTATTTGGTGGTGTACTCGATCGGAGTGTCTGGCTCTCCGTTGTATTCGTTGTTGCATTTAGTGCAAAGTCTAATCGGTCGGGTTGATATCGGGTCGGTATCCACCAGAAGCGTTCCATCCTCTCCTTCGTATACCGGTCTGTCCCAGCTGTCCTGTCCTAAAAATTTGAAAACTCTTTTCATCTCTGCGCCTCCTATTCTGCCGGGATAGGCTCCCGGCGGGCCATGGTTTCTATTTGCCGGGATGTGTAAATTTATCGGGCAGTGTTCCTTTTCTTTCCATTTCTATAAAATATTCAGCATCAATGCTGCCCCATTGGCACGTATACCAATTATTCTTTCTTTTGCCGCACCCGTTGCAATTTTGTCCGTCAAAGCTGCACATTTTTCCTGTTTCCATTTTTCTTCCTCCTTTTTTTGGTTTGCCCCTGTGGGGCTCGTCCTAAACACAGTATACTAGCTAGCTAGCTATCTGTCAACCCCTATTTTCATTATTTTTGTATTTTTTTTCGGGAAGTAGCAGAAACCTAGCGTTGACGGGGGTTCCGGCGGTATATACTACAGGATAAGATAGACCGCCAGGGAAAGAGGCGGTTTTTTTGCGGGAGGGGGGAGGAGGGTAATATGTCAAAAAAAGTTAATGCGACGAAACTCACCGAAAAGCAAAAAAAATTTGTCGACGAGTACCTGGTGGATTTTAACGCCACCCGGTCTTACAGGGCGGCGTACCCTAGCTGTAAAAAAGATACTATAGCAGGCGTAGAGGGGCATAAGTTACTTAAAAATCCTAAAATTGTCGCTCATTTACAGAAACGCATAGATGCGCGTCAAAAACGGACAGAGATAACCCAGGATCGAGTGCTTAGAGAGTACGCGCGGCTGGGTTTTTTTGACCCGCGACAGCTGTTTAAAGCCGACGGCAGTCCCAGGGATATCACAGAGCTTGACGACGACACGGCGGCGGCTATAGCCGGGCTGGAAGTAATTGACATGTGGGAGGGTAAGGGAGAGGATCGCAAATTTGTAGGCTATCTCAAAAAATATAAGCTGGCAAACAAGATAGGAGCCCTGGACTCGCTCGGGAAGCATTTGGGCATGTTTGTCGATAGGCAGGAGGTCACCGGCCCGGACGGAGGGGCTATAAGCGTATCTGTTTCACGCGTGGTCGCTATGACACCGGCGGAGCGGAGAGAGGCCCTGGAGGAGCTCCGCAAGATGGACACAGACGCAGACAAGGACACGTAGGAGGGGGTTTTCCCAGGGGCCACGACGTGTTCCTTCTATATATACCTCCTCGCTTTCAGAGGGGGGCAGAAAACACCAAACCCTCGGCCATGTAAAGATGTAAACATACTATATATAGTATGTTTACGTGGTTTCTGCGCAAAAAACACCCCTCAGTCCTACAGCCCCATGGGATTGCGGGTTCATAGGTTTTTGACATTTGAGCGTCAAAAAAGGGGTGTTTTTTACCCTCGGATGTCACTAGTTGGTTAGCCAACTATTTATAGGGGGGCTTGATAGTCAATGATAAAGAGGACACTCATAATCGACGGTGATGAGGTACGGCAGGTCCAGGAAAGGGAGTATCCCTCGCCCTTCGACGAAGCTAAAGGATATCTGTTCTGGGCCAGAAAGAGCTTTGCCAAGTCCTTCCACGGCGTAGACTTCCCGGAAGAGATGAGCGACATGGAGATCGGCCGCATGGCGCGGCTGGCGAAGCGTATCTGGTCAAATACAAACATGTTAGGGTATCGCGGAAATGGCGGTGTCAGGCCCTACACGGTAGAGATGATTGCAGATATCCTAAAAATGAGTACCAGGCAGGCATATAGGTTTGTAGAGAAAATGATCCGGCTCGGCATACTGGCGAAGGTCAAAGTAGACACCCGGGGCACGGTAGAGACTAGCCTGTATGTAAATCCGATATACTTTTGCAGCACGAGCCGCATACCGTTAAACCTATACCTCATTTTCCGAAAGCAGTTCGACGAGGTTCTGCCTGCGTGGGTGCTGGAAAGGTATCGGAGTAGTCAGGATGGCAAAGAAGAAGTACACGGAAGCCGAAAAGTTACACATACGCCTAGAAGCAGAGCTCGACACCTGCGCGGCTGATTGCGTATCGTTCATCCAGCGCTGGGCGCGAATCGAGAACAAAGACGAGGCCGGGACTGACGCAGGAGTCGCAATTCGGTTTAAACTTTGGACGCTACAACGCAAGGCGCTTGACTCTATCCTTTGCAACAGGCTCAACATCCTGCTCAAGGCCCGGCAGTTAGGTGTCACCTGGCTTGTATTGGCCTGTGCAGTATGGAGGACGATATTCACGCCGGGGTACACGGTTATAGCTCTATCAAAGACCGAGGACGATGCAAAGGAGCTTGTGCGGCGTGTAGAGTTCATCCTCAGGCATCTGCCGCTGTGGATGGTACAGGAACGGGTGAGCGCAAAAAAGAGGTCTTGGCAGCAGTTCTCCGGGCCGACATGGGAGTCTACTACCCAGGTAGTCACCATCTACCACCCAGGGCAGGAGCCCGCTGTGTTCAAAAGTATGACTTCAGCGCCGGGGTCAGGGCGTTCACTCACTGCTAACCTGCTGGTCCTCGACGAATGGGCCTTTCAACAGTGGGCGGAGGAGATTTGGAGCAGTACATACCCGACGGTAAACCGGCCCACCGGCGGACAGGTGATAGGCCTCAGCACAAACAAGCGCGGCAGCCTGTTTGAGTCCATCTGGCGGGCTTCCGTGGCTGGCCAAAATAGCTTCGCCAGGGTGTTTCTCCCCTGGTGGACTGACCCACGCAGGACCAAGGAGTGGTACGAGCGGACCAAAAGAGACCTGCCGCACTCCTTCCTCCAGGAGTACCCGGCTACGCCGGAAGAGGCACTTTCAGCAGGTGAGGGCACTGCATTCCCGGAGTTTTCGACAGAGATCCATGTGTGTAGACCTTTCACGATACCCGCATGGTGGAGGCGCTGGCGGGGAAACGACCCTGGATATGCCGACCCCTTCGCCTGGTACTGGTTCGCAGTATCGCCGGAGGGCATCGTCTATTGCTACCGGGAGTATACCCGCGAGCCGAAAGACCCCAGAGTGACCTATTCCGACCAGGCCAGGGAGGTTGTACGGCTATCCAAGGACGAGGACGTCACATTTACTGTAGTAGGCCGTGACGCCTGGAACAAGGTGGGACGGGCCTTCGCAACCACAAAAGCCCCCAGCGACGGCAAGTCAATAGTGGATTGCTATGTCGAGGGAGGGCTTACCGGCTACATCCCGCCTCCGGCGGAGCAGAGTGTCGCCCGGAAAGCCCGGAAGGCCATCTTCCATGAGTATCTGGACCCCTTCGAGGATGAGCGGACTGGCAGGACTATGGCAAAGCTACAGATATTCTCTACCTGTACGGGTCTGATTGATGCCCTTCCCAATCTTGTTGTGGACGAAAAGGACTCGGAGAAGGTGGCAGAGGAGCCCCACATCTACACAAACCCGTACGACGCAGCCGGTTATGGCTTGATTGCCTGGCATGTTCGCCAGTCCAAGGCCCATGAGCCGGAGAAATCAGAAATCCAGCGTGACAAGGAGCGGTTAGCGAAGCTTCGGAAGCGTAGAAAGAGGATAGTGTAAATAGGAGGTATATATGAGCAGCACAACCCGATTCATAGCAAACCCGTTCCTCTCTCGTTTTTGCGAGCTGATGAACACGCCCGGAACCCACGACAGGCACATAGCCAAGTACCTTATAGGACAGCCGAATCCGTCCAGTATCGCCAACCCGGGCTTCATGGCAGTCTGTGAGCCCTGTGCGAAGTCCATCGTGGAGAAACTGCCGGACGAACTGTTGCCGCACGTGCCTTTAGAGCGTGTCCTTAGCGCCCTGACACCTGAGCAGAAGCGGCAAAAGATAGCGGGAATTGTCCAGAACGACCCCAGCCTCATGGAGATGCTCGCTTCCAGGATGCACGACTCTTGGGCAGATTGGGCCAGGTGGATGATTGACAAGCATGACGCCAAAATGGTCGAGCGCTGGGAGCTTCAGATTGCCGCCCATTACGAAAAGCTGACCGAGAAAGAGAAGGAATCGGACAGAAAAGAGGTCAGGAGGCTGTTCGGGCATGATTGAGACCGTCATCCTTGGCTGCGTCATGAGCTGCGTTATGAGTGCGGCGCTGGTTATCCAGGAGATTCGGCACGACAGGGAGCGAAAAGACCTCTTGAACCGCATCATGGCCCGAGATTACGCTGAATATCAAGCCATGAGCGGCGGCAGGCCTCTACCGAAAAGCACGAATTTCATAAAAAAGAAGGTGAACGAGGATGTTCGAGGGGCTTAAAGCCGCGATCGGCAACGTCGGCGGGAAAATAGGTGGTATGTTTGGCCGGGGAGGGCAGCCGCAGACCGACGAGATTCAAAAACCTGTCGATGAGAGGGCCTTGATCGAGCTCGTTGACCGCGAGTTTAAACGCAGACAGGAGGAACGCAGGCCCCATGAGTTGCAATGGCGGCTGAATCAGGCGTTTTACGAGGGCAATCAGTATGTTGACATTAACACAGGCAGTATGAACCTAGAAGAGATGCCTCTTCTGTACGAGTGGCAGGAGCGTGAGGTTTTCAACCATATCGCGCCCAACATAGACACCCGAATATCGAAGTTGAAGCGTGTCCAGCCGCTCCTAAAGGTGAAGCCGGGCACTTCAGAACAGCAGGACCTCCACAGTGCCAGGGTAGGAACGATGTTACTTAAAAACAACTTCGCGGAACAGGGCTGGAGGGATATATTCTCCGAGGAACTAGCATGGACGGAAGTCTGTGGAACTGTTTTCGAGAAGCGGATCTGGAACCCTGACCTAGGTCCCGTGATGGGCATCATACAGGACCCGGAAACAGGGGAACAGACGGAGGTGAAAGAGGGCGACAGCGAGACGATTGTCTGTCCGCCCCAGGAGATTTACCCTGACTCTAGCTGGCGCAACGATGTTAATTCCTGTAGGAGCATTATTCACGCCAGAGCTATGCATGTTGAAACCGTTTCCGATACTTGGGGTGTTCAGGTGACGGCTGAAAAGGCCGAAGCCGAGCGCTACCAGAAGACTATGACCGGCCTGGGAGGTCTTGGTTACGGGCAGGGGGGCTTCCGTCTTCAGAATGTGAAACTGGAAGACCATGCGATTGTAAAAGAGTACTGGGAGCTCCCGAACAAGCAGAATCCGCAAGGGCGGTTGATTATCGTCGCCAATGGGAAGC